TTAGGCATCTTCGTCGCCCGGTGGCGGGAATAAGTCCCCTTGATCGCGGGCAATGATTGCCAGTCGCATACGTTTCACCACGGTATACACGTGCTGAACAGAAACGCCATGCTTCGTCGCCACCTGGTGGTGATTCCGCCCTGTGAAGTCGTCGTAGATTTTCTGGTGGAGCTTTGACGCTTGGATACACACGCCTTTAGGGACGTAGACCACCTGGCCACCCCACAAGAATGCGAACAGCGTGGTGATTTCCACGCTCGTTGCCTCGGCCAGTTCAGAGCTGACCCCCAAAGTATCGCGAATCACTTTGGCAATAGGCTCAACGGCTTCGCTCAAAAGGTCACTGCCGCGTAATGTACTCATTGCTGGACTCTCCCCATCCATTGTTTCAAGTTCTCAATAACCCGGCTTGCCTGGGCGGTAGTCAGCCATTGCAGCGCTGAGACTCGGGTCATGCTCTGTACGAAATTGGCCAGAGCCGCCTCGGAGGGGTCGCGCACCGCACCCAGGCCGTGCAGCTCCAACCACAGTGATCGAATCTTCTTCGATTGAATGTCGTCGGCCAGCGGCCGCTTCTGCTCTTTGTTTGGACGAACCTTGAAACCCTTTAGCTTGAGCTGTTCCAAAACCCTGAGAAGGTTTGGAACGCTCAGATCAGCGGTCGACGTTGCGCCGTCCAAACCCTTCATGCCAGCCAGCATCAGGCGATAGGTGTCATCTTCCATGCGTAGCTCACGTCGGGCGACATGGATCAGCTTGATCAAGCGCAGGCGGTTCGGGTTGGAAGGCGCGGCTTTCACTGGTCACCTCTTTGCATCGAACGTGCGCTGTTGCTCTGCTGGTTTCGGGCAGCATGAATCTGTTGGCGAGTCTTGCTGCATTTGGTGTGGTTGCCCGTGTTGCGGGGGCGCTGGCACTGATCGCAGATCGCCAGAAACTCCAGTACACCGGCTGAAAGTTTCCCTGTGCTGGTCGCGTTCATTTCAAAGCCCCATGGTCAAGCGTGCACGAGGCTGGTGATTCACCGCCTGGTGCAGTTGAGCCGACTTGCCAGCCTCATAGCCAGCATCACTGGCGCCCTCGTTTCGTGCTTTAACCTTTCGGCGCTTGAGTTCGACGCTCTCCAACTCCGGGTGATGTTTCTGCATAAAGGCCTCGATTGCTTCCGCGATATTGTCCTCAACTCCCGCGAAAGCCTGAATCTTGCTGTGCACTGCATCCAGCCAGCCGTTGGCGAACGCGTCACCTCGGGCGACTTTAGTCGAGCGCTTGCAACGCTTCTGAGTGTCCAGAAACTCACGGCGAGCTTTCTGCAACTGACGCCCCAGCACTTGGTACGCGTAACCGGCGAGCTCAGGCGCGGCTGAACAGCCAACAAAAATGAAGCGAGCGGCACTCCACCGAGGGTTGGAAATGATGAACCTGGTACCGAAGGCATCTGCACAGACTTGTGCCAGTCGCACACGCCAAACAGGGGGAGAGCCTTCAGAGCCGGCAAGGATCGTGTGTTCGCTCGCCATGCTAGCGAGAACATCCCCTATCTCTAGGTTGTACATTTCCATCAGCTTGTGGGCTTGGCGTAATGCAATTTCAGCTTCGTGCGGGTTGCTGGTTTTGGACTTGGCCATCTCCAAGCATTTTTTGATCTTTTCCAGCGTACGGTTGTTATCCATGTCACACGTTCTCCAGTGGGGTGATGCGCCATTTGCTGTGCAGGCGCCCAGCTGGCGAACATGGAAGGCGTTCGATGCCAGAGGGCCTACCAAGGAAGATCTTCTCAGCCAGGCGCTTCACCGGGTACTCGTAGTCGTGTGTGCAAGAGACGCGCTTGCCGCGTACGGTGCTGGTGCAATAACCGTCGCCGTTTATGCGCACCGAAACGTCAACTGGCACCAGCGATTGAATCGAATGCACCGGGTACTTCACGCTGCCGCTACGACCTTCCCACAAATACTCAACGACGCCGCCGACCTTGAGGCTGGCCAGGTTCACTATCTTCAGTCCGCCCCAGACATCGGTCTGATAGGGCCAGCTTTCGGTAACGATCCCCGCCTCATCGACAGTCCACACAAGGAAGTCCTGGTGGTGATCTTGGAACTCAATCAATCTCCTGGTCATGTCGGTTCTCCCAGCCACTGGTGCTTCAGCGTTTCAAGCTTTTCCGCAACGCTATCGACGTGGTCTGGATCGCCGTGAACCACCGCGATTACAAAGCTTTGGCCCGACTCCAGCGCCAGGTGGACCACGTCAAAGGTTTCGTCGGCACTGGTCTCTGCGTCTTCAAGTAGCTGAAACAATGTGGTCTTAGGCCATTGCAGCGAAGTTAAGAGGCCCATATCACACCACCGCCAGGTCGAGAGGGATCGCTTTGTAGCTGTCCGAGTCGCCGATCCGCTCATAAACACGGATATACACGGCGCTGCCCGTAACCAGGATCGAATCCTTCACCGCCTTCATCGCCGCCTTCCAGTTGTCGTCGTTGATTTCCAGACGCAGCAGGTCGAGCACGTCAGATGTTTTAATCTGACCATTGCGATTCGGGCTAAACGTCCTCTCGACGATAGCCAGCAAGTGGCCGTCGGCTCCCTTGCTCCAGGTCCGAATGCAGTCATAAACCATGACCTTGGCTACTTCCATTTCCTCAGTAAACGTCAGCCGGTCGGCATATGAGCGCTGCACCTTGAATTGGCCGTCATAGGTCGCGATGGTGACGTTGCCTTTCTTTCCGCCCATTTGAACGCCATAGCGCTCACCGGCAATGCTGATCAGATCGGCCACGTCGCCGAGCGATTTTTTCTTGAAGTTTTTCAGAGCCAAGTTCAGCTCTTTCGCAGCTTCGGCAAGTTCGCGGGCGACCTGGTCGCGCAGTTTGTCCTGCTCACGTACCTGGTCGATAGGAACCAGGTGGCCAGCGGCATTGCGGACGAAGTCGTTCAGAGTTTTGTTGTCAGACATCAGTGCACCTGCTTGGCAGCTTGAGCCGCCTGCTGTAGCTGGTAGTGGGCGGCGAGCCGCTGCAGTTCGGTATGGATATCGCTGTACTTGCCGACGAGCTGAAGCTGGGCCAGCTTTACCAAGATGCCGTCCAGCCGGTGGACGTACTCTTTTAGTTGAATGATCTGCAGGTCCTTGCTGAACAACTCCTCGGTTGCACGCTTAAGTTCGGCGCGCACCTGTTGGTCATTGAGGAGGTCCGGGTTACATAAGGTGGAGCATGCGTGAACAATGACTTCGCTCATTGGTCCTGCTCCTTCACTAAGCTGTACCAAGCCACGTCAACACCCCGCACCATCACGGTATTGCGCGTAAAACGTCCTGCAGGCGTGTAACGCAACCCGCGCAGCTCGTGCCCAAAACGTCGTAGGAACAGCTCAACGCAGCCCTGTTCAATGAAGATTTTGTTGTCCAGCAACACCAGGTGCTTGATCCCGATACCGGCGTTGCGGATATCACGGGTCAATTCATTGAACGCCGACAACTTCACCGGGAACTCCTCAGCCAGAATGCTGAACCTAGGAGCCGATGGCGCGCTTACTAAATACAGAGCAGCCATCTCACACCCCCTTCACAACATCGGCGGTGACTGTTGGCGCACCGAGCTGGGTGGCCAAGTTCATCGCGGCGATCATCAAGTTGCCGATGGCCAGCGGATACAGCAGTGAGATTGTTTCGTCTCGACCTCCACGACGGTCGGCCTGCGACAAACGCGAGGCAATGGCCTGGATGCCCCCGGCGTCGACCACCTCGGCCAGCGGCTTACCTGCACGCTCAAAGCGGAACTTCAAGAACTCCTCCAGGCGTGCGCCTTCGATTGGCGGCAGCGTTACGCGCTCGCACCGCTGCACCACTTCGCGCACATCGGCGTTGCGCTCGCTCAGTTTCACACTCAGTTCTGGCTGGCCGATCATGATGATGCTGACCAACTTGGTGAAACCCACCTCCAGTTCCAGGATGCGCTTGAGATGCTTAAGCGTCGGGATTGGCAGGCTGTGAGCCTCCTCGATCACCAGGCAGTGGCGATAGCCGGCTGCATGGGATTCTTTCAACGCTTTGTGCAGTTGTGCAAAACGCGCCTCGGGACTGTTCTTGGGTTTGGTCAGGGGCGAAACCGCCGCCATCATTGACTCGGCAATGTGAGTGCTTTTCAGGGATTTACCCTTGGTGTCGTTATCTTCCGAGGCCAATACGTAGGGCTCAATGATCAACACAGGGTCGTTGTTTTCTGCGATCCGGTTCACCAGGTCACGGCGCAGTGTGCTTTTGCCTGCACCGGACTCTCCCTCAACCGCGATGAAGCCACCGTGCCGCGCGGTTTGGTACATCACCTCACGGACGTATCGAATATCCGGGCTAACCCACATGTCCTGGGCGCAGGAAAGCTCATCAAACGGGTCACGGAAAAGACTGAACGCCTTGCGGGTAGATGGCAGCAAAGTTTGTTTTGGCAGTAACATAGGTTCGTCCTCCCCGGACGGCTCTTTTTTAAGGGCCGGATCTGTCGTGTTGGCGCACGGCAGATCCACTTCTTCAAAAGCGTTGGCGATATCGGCATCGTTGGCGCCGGATTCGGTCAGGAACACACGAATGCGCCCCTGCAGTTCTTCGTTATCAAGGCTGCGTGGCCACTGACCGTGGTTCAGCAGTTGGGCAATGGCAGCCTCGCTGAGCTTCAGCGACTCGGCCAAGGCCGATTGAGGTCGGCCCACCCCCTGCAAAACGTGCTTAAGTTTCAACATCACTCACCTCCAACCGCAGCCCGAACCAGGCTGAGCGGTTTGCGCATGACCTCTATAGGTCGTTTCAGCTCGGCCTCGATGGTGTCGAGCTGCTCCTGGGCGATGCCCTCCGGGTATTGCTGCTGCAGCCAGCTGAATGTCTCGGCTGACCAAAGATTGGTCAGCCGCGGGCGCAGCAACTTCGCAGCCTCGACGTGCGACAGCAGTGCATGCTCGACGGTCGGGACGTTGACGTTCAGAGACGTACCACGACTCGGCAGGTAGGCCGGCAGCACGGTATCGGTAACGTGTTTGTGCGGGTCAATGAGCCCTCCGAAAGGAAGGGTCTTGGCCTTGCGAGCAGCCTGGGCATCGGCTTCGCTGGTGGTGCCGGTAGCGAGCTGCTCCAATAGCTTGCGCGAGGTTTGTGCCGGGGTTTCCGCATGACGCTTATATTGGTCACCAATGGTCGCTGACGTCTGAGCAAAACCAAATTGATCCATGCCAATCCGATCAACGACGTGGTAATGCTCGCGACCGTCGGCGCCGATCATTACGACGATGGCTGAGTCCTTGTCGCGCCAGCAGTTGCGGGTGATCAGCAGCTTGTCGCCTACCATCACTTCCGGTACTGAGCTGACATCGAACTGATCGCCGCGGAACGAAACCCGTAACAGATTGCTGACCTTGCGCTGCTCCGGCGTGCTGACCGCCAGCTCTCGGCAGATTTCAACGCTAGGTGCCAGGCGCAACTCGTCCTGCTTGATCATCTGCCACACGCCATAGCGGCTACGGCGGGTCCGGGTGTGAATAGAGGTTGCGTTGAAGTAACGCATCCACTGGCCTGCCCAGCTGTTGATCTGCTCTAGGCTGGTTGCGGCTTGAAACTTCAGGGCGCTCTCAAATTCACGCTCGACGATGTTGTGAGCCTGTTCCACCTGGCCCTTGGCCCGAGCATTACCGACCTGGTTGATGATCAATTCAATGGACATTGCGCGGCATAGATTGCGGAAGATGCCGCTGGTCATGGCCGCGCCAGGATCAGTCATCAGCATCCAGGGCACGCCATGGAATGGGTCTGACTCGCTGCGTTTCTGCATGGCATTGATCAGCACGTTACAAAGATTTTCAGCCGACTCAGCGCCCAGTACGTATTCGACGTACAGCGTGCCGCTGGTGTGATCGGTGATCACGTAGCGCCACAGACGTTGGCGTTCAATCTTCTTCAGATTGCCCGGCTTGCCGTCATAAAATTCGGCCTTGAGCATTACCCTTGCCCCATCGTCCGCTAGGTAGAACTGAGTCGAGATGGACGCATCGACCTGCCAGACGTGATTAGGATGCTTGCTGGCCAGCGACACCGCAGGTGCGTCGTGTAACAGTTGCTCCGGGTGCAGCTTATAAGTGCGCAAGGCGCGGCTGATGGCGCCATTAGTCAGCGGACGAAACTCTCCAGAGGCTTCATCCACGCGGCCCGCCAGGATCAAGTTGTTGCTGCGCAAGCGCTCAACAGCTCGTTCAATGGTGGACAGTTGTTTGTTGTTGGCTCGGATGGATTCCAGCAATACGGCTGAGATCATGCGAGCCTCATCCAAGGGCAAGGCGCTGTTGCCTGCATCGCTGCGACGTTTACGGGGTTTACCCACCGCAACCTCCTTCAGCTTGCGCTGCAGGGTTTGAAGGGAAACACCCAGCTCGGCCGCACCGGCCTTGTAAATGGCGGTGCGCTGACCGTGCGGGGCATTGGCTGCCCGTTGGGCGATCTGAGCCAGTTGCTGGGTCTGTACCGGGTTCATGGGTTATGCCTCTGCCTTGTCCATCCACACAGGGGCGCTGCCCTGGTGATGAGGCAGATGAAATTCGCTGCGTACGGTGGCCAGGGTGGTTTCAAGCTGTTGGATCAGGTCTGCTTGATAGGCGCGATGGTCCTGACCATTGGCGTCGGCATGCTCGGCCATCTTGGCGAACCCCTCGCGCAGCTCGCCCAAGATCTTGGCTTCCACTTCAAATTGAATGGCAACCACCTCGGTGCGTAGTTCTTTGATGACATCGTCCGGCGTTGCGGTCTGGATGCGTTTACGGTGTTTCTCCAGCTCCTGCTTGGTGCTGTCCAGCTCTTTGGTTTTCTTCGCCATAACTTCGCCCTGGGCGTCGTAGTCGGCGTTGACCTCGTCCAAGCGCTGGGCGAGTTCGGCTTTTTCTTTGGCGTGCTTGGCAATGATTTCTTCTGCCAGGTCAACGAAGGCGTCCTTGTCACCGGCCTTAGCGACTTCGATAAGGGCGGCTTGGGCGTCTTCAGGCAGGCGGCGGTATTGGCGCATTTCGCGATAACCGATGCCCATGCGGGACATGGATTCCAGCGCTTCTTCACCAAGGGTTCGCAGGTTTGCTATGTCTTCGTCGACCTGCTGACGGGAGCGACCGAGCAAGGAACAGAACTCGTCCCAAGTGCCTGAAAACTGCTGACCGTCAGCATTTTTCTTTCCACTTAGCGCCCGGTACAGCTTGCTTTCCTTGACGTATGCCAGTTTAGAAGTGCTGACGGTCAGCGAAAATTTTGAGAATGACTCTGCCATCTGAGCTTGGCCGAGGAGCTGATTAAGCAGGTCGCGCTCGTCGGTATGTGATGCTATTGCCGTGGCCATAGAGTTTTGAGTGGCCATCAGTACTTCACCATTCAAAGCGGGCAAATCAATGGGATCGGTAGCTGGTGCTTTAGTGCGTGCCATTAAGGCCTCCTTAATTTATCGAGCCAGCGGAAATACGCTGATTGATTTCTTGCATCCGTTGGGTCAGGCGCGCCATGTGTTCGGCGTGGGCCTGGGCGATCTGCAACATTGCAACCGAGTGAGCAAACCGACCGTTGTCCAGCTTCACTGCCAACCCTTCTTCAATCAGGGTTTGCATAGCTCGGGTGATGTTGCTCGGGCTGTCCTTGGTCAGTTGAGCCAGCTCGGTATTGCTGAGGCCCGTTACGGTGTGGCCTTTCAGTGCTTTCAGCACGCCAAGCACACGGGCTGCTCCTGAGGCGGTACGGCTCATGGCTGTCCCTCCAATTCAAGTTGTGGGTTTTGGGTTTGGCTGACATTGCCCCGATGCCAGGCAAGCCCTTCCATGGCTGCTTGTATTGCAGCCAGGGCGTCATCGGCTTCAATGTTGTTGGCGTAGAAAGCGAGCAGCTTTCCGGCTGCAGTTGTCAGCAGCTCCTGCAGCGCATGCATATCTTTGGCTGTGCAGCTCCGCCCAGTGGGTATGACGATGGTCAACCGTCCAGCACTGGCCGCGATCCAGCGGGTGACATAGTCGCAGCCACAAGCCCGCTCATAAGGACGAATCATGTTGGCGGGCATTCGGCCGGTCTGGAGCCATTTGTAAACGGTCCACTGATCGGTAACGCCCATTTCAACTGCGATGCGCTCAACGCTCATGTTGTGGGCTTCTTTCGCGAAGTCTTTGCAAAGCTCCAACCCGTGCCTTAGCGAGGTCGGTTGAATGTTCTTCCAGCGGCGGCGGTTCATTGGAATGCCCTCAAAAGAACTGCTTCCAAACAAACCGAACGTTTGCACCTAGGCAAAAGGATTACTCCAGGCGCAATATTTTCGGGTACATTCACTGACAGGAACATGGCTATGACCGACCGTATTGATAGGCTTGAAGCACACGTGAATGCCCTGGCGCAGGGTTGGTTGCGTCTGGCTGCTGCTCTTGAAGTAGGAGGAGTGGTTGCTCCTGGTCAAATCGAGCAATCTCTGCGCACTGCCCGCTGGCCTGAACAGCCGTTTGAGCTTGAGGCGTTGACGACAGTTGAATGGTTGTGCGATCAGCTAGCGGAGGCGCAAGAAGTTCGCCAATCGCTGGAGACGCACAATTGAAGCCAAAACGGTCGGTGGTACGGGGATGGATGGTCTTCATCATGCAGCCATCGCTGCAGAAGGTTTAAGACCTAGCTTCACCGCAATATCGTGAGCCTTGCCGTAATGGGCTTTGGCTTGGCCATTGAGTACGCGGTACACCTCGTTACGGGTGTAGCCGTTCTCGGTAGCCCATTCAGTGATGGTTTTGCCAACCCGACGGAAGTTTTCTTTCACTTGGTCGGCGGATAGGGCTTTGGCATGGGTGGCCATGGTGGTGGCTCCTGTGATGCAAAGATGATTAGTGTTTGTGTGGATTATTTTGGTGGGATATATACACCGTGTCAACTGATTTGGTGGAATTAATACACGTTCGCCTGCGCGAAGAGCTGGACCGCTGCGGCTTGAAGCTGGCAGCAGCGTCTCGTGCCGCGAACGAAGTAAGCCCGCAGAGGCTTAAGGACGTCGTGTCCGGTAGGCAAAAATGTCCTGCGGACCTCATTGCGAAGCTCATAGTTACCGGTGTGGATGCGATGTACGTTCTCACCGGTGTGAGAACCCAGGGCGTCCAAAGCAAGCTGACCTCCGATGAAGAGGTATTGCTTGAGGAGTACCGAGCGCTCGACCGCTCTAGCAAGAAGCGCGTGCTTGCTTCTATGCTGGTGGGAGGGAGGGATTCAGAAGATTCAAGACAGACCTCTCATGCGCAAACCGTTTCCGGTTCGGGGCATCGAGTAGCAGGGCGAGATTTCATTACCAAGGAGTAACAGGTGAAATGGGGATCAATGGGGATAACAATCGTGTAGCCGGTCGCGACTATTATGAGTTGAATGCGGTTTTGAAGTTGACTCCCGAACAGCTCAAACAGGTAGCTATCAAGCCATGTGCCCGATGCGAAGACAGAGTTGTTAGCTCTGATATGACTATCTGCAATCACTGTAGTAACGAACTCGAAGAGAAAGCGCGAAATGAGGAGCTAGCAGCGTATGCCCTCATGATTTTCTTCGTTTGGGGATTACTAATTCAATGGCAAGGTTCGCGATCTTTCGAAGATTCTCAACACGGCTTTTTTGAATTGGGTGCCGTGGCTGTTGTGATTGTTATAGCTGGAGCCATCGCGTGGGGGTTCTTTAAAATATGGTGGAGCATCAACGGCTCTGACGTTTTAAGCCTCGCTGGCAAGCTCATAACTAGATTGTTAAAAGGGAAGTAATGAACAGGGATTTGCCGTTCCAGCGGCCTCTATGCGCACCGGCGGCCTAGAAAGAGACCGGTTTGTCGTCTATATGCTCAATAGGGAGTACAGATTTGAAATTATTGATTTTTGTTCTGGCGTCATTTTTTTCCTTAATTGTAAATGCAGCAACGGTTGCGGAAAAACTTACTGGTCTGAGCCTTGATAGAACGATCGACAAAAGCTCCAGTGAAGTGATCCGTACGCAGGCGGCACTTACCAGGGGATTAACCGTCTGCGATTTTGAAAACGAGGAAAAGCTCGCCAATGTTGCTTGGTTTATCACTAAGAAAGTTCGCGCAGAAGGTCACTACGCAGATGCCACGGATGTCATCGAAGGGATAAACGCTGTGCTTTTGGGAGCAAAAACCAAACAGGATTGTACTGAGCTTTTGTCCTTGTATGCAGTGAATCGAATCCAAGGAAGCACGCACTCGGATGCAGTTGCTGGTGGTCGAGGACTCTATCGTGCCAATGGTGTGGTGCAATAATTAACTCGGCAGTTTCTTGGCATACTCATCTCTTTAAACCCGATTAAAAGCCTTCCTGTACCACGCCGCCGATCATGGCGGCGTGTGTATTTCTGGCGCCCGAAACCTACGGCGCCTTTACAGGAGGCGTCCCATGCGACCCGAAACCCCTCGCGGTATCCGCAACTTCAACCCCGGCAATATCCGCCATGCCAAGGGCGTCCGTTGGCAAGGTATGGCCGTAGCCCAGAGTGATATGGAGTTCGTTCAGTTCACCGCCCCGCGCTGGGGTATTCGTGCCATCGCCCGCGTACTGATCACCTACCAGGACAAGCGTCTTGCGAAGGATGGCAGCCGCATCGACACGGTGCGCGAGTTCGTCGAGCGCTGGGCGCCGCCTTCCGAAAACGATACCAACGCCTACACCGCCAGCGTTGCCCGTTCGTTAGGACTTCATCCGGACCATGAAGGTGTGGACGTGTATGACTTTGACGTCATGCGCACGCTGGTGACAGCCATCATTCGCCATGAGAACGGCCCTGGGCCATTGCCAGGCGGACAATGGTATGGCGACGCAATCATTGCCGACGGGCTAGCACTGGCAGGCATTGAGCGTGGGGCGAAGCACGGGGTGGCGGCATGAAGCCCATTTGTGATTGGCATTGCTGCTACCGCCTCTACAGTGTCCAGATCACCATCCTGATCGCGCTGCTGGGGTTCGCTCAGCTTGAGTTGCTGCCTATGTGGCAGGCCCAGCTTTCACCACGCGCCTATGCCGCCCTCAACAGCGGTTTGGCGCTGGTGCTTTTCGTCGCTCGCTTGGTCCGGCAAGGCCCGGATCAGGGGTCGCCCTTATGAGACTGAATTTATTCGGTCGGCTCTTTTCAGCGCTGCTGGCGGGCTTCACCTGGGCGCCTCGCTGGCCCTTGTCCAGTTCTGCAGTCGGGAGCTGGACCAGGGCCTCGGTCACCCCATCGTATCGGCACGGCAAGACCGGCATCGTCGCGGCCAAACGCCGCGCACGCAAATCACGCAACCGCCAGAGGCACCACCATGGGCGCGCTTGAGCAACTGGTCTGGCCCTTACCTGCTCGTCTTGCAGCGGTGGGGTTCGCTTGTCTCCTAAGTGCTGCTGCTGGCGGCTCAATCGCCTATGGCTTTGCCTTTCGCTACGCACAGTCCTTGGGGGCGACTGCTTTGTCAGACCTCAAATACGAGCATGCAGAGCAAGCCCTGGCGGCAGAAAAAGCCAACCGCCTGCAGCTGTTGCAGCAGGTCACCAGAGCCCAGGAAAGCGAGTCGCTGTTATTCAACTTGATGGATCAGTACGCCAAAGAAAAACAATCGCTCCAGGAGCGCATCCTCCATGTCACGACCCAGTACCGTCCTGCGCCTGGCGCAACTGCTCAGCCTATCCCTCGTTGCGTGTTCACTGCTGGCTGGCTGCGTGACTTCAACACCGCCCTCGGTGTGCCTGCCCCAGGAGCAGGCGCCACTACCGCCAAACCTACGAAAGCGCCCTGGGCCACCCCCGGCACTGACGCCGAATTATTGGAAAGCGGCGTCACTCCCGCAGACATTCTTGCCCACGCCCAGGACTACGGCCAGTGGGCTCGCAACAATCTCGCCCAACTCAACCGCTTGCTGGATCTACAGAAAAAGGACTGACGCTCTATGGATGTAGCCCAACACGCTACAGAGCAGGACGACGATGAGTCGGAAGCACGAATTTACGCCCATGGACTGCAACGCCGATCTGGCCGCTCAGCCTACCGCTGCGATGCATGTGGGGACGCGATCCCGGAGGACCGCCGCCAAAACGAACCAGGTACTGAACACTGCAGCGACTGTGAAGACGCTTTACAACACTTGAATAGACGGGGTTTTCGATGAACCTGGAACAATTGAACTTCAGTTTCACCGCCATGCAGTGGGTAGTCCTCACGGTAATCGGCATTTACACCTGGCTCACCAATCGCCAGGCAGCCAGCACCCAGGAACTGCTGGTACTGCGAACCAGGATTGTTGCCCTGGAAGAACACGTTCGGCACCTGCCTGACCAAGCAGCTGTCACCAACCTGCTCGGGGATATGAAGGCGGTGCGGGCCGAACTGACGGGGGTCAAGGACGCCCTGGCCCCTTTAGCCCGTTCGCTGGACCGGATCAATGACTACCTGCTGAGAGAAAAGATATGACCCCATACTCCGACTTCATCCGCCAGGATGTTCGCTTAGTGTTGTTGCGCTTGCTGGTCGAGATGACCGCTTACCGTGCCAACAGCTCCGTGCTGACCATGGCCCTCGATAGCTACGGGCATACCCTCAGCCGTGACCAGGTAAAAACTGAACTGCAATGGCTGGCTGAGCAAGGCGCATTGACCCTTCAAGACGTCGGTCCTGTGATTGTTGCCACGCTCTGCGAGCGCGGGCAGGACATTGCTGCAGGTCGCACTCGCGTGCCCGGTATCAAGCGGCCAGGAGCGTAGCCATGGCGGGCAAGTCCTCCATCAGTCGTCTGCCGCCATTGATCAAGGCGCACATTCAGAAGCTGCTGCGCGAAGATCGCATGACCCTGGATGACATGCTGGCCGATATTCAGAGACGCTTTCCCAGCGAGAAAGCCCCCAGTCGTAGCGCTTTAGGCCGTTTCAAGTTGGGCTTCGACGAACTCACCGACAAGGTCCGTCAGCAGCGGGAGATGGCCGAGGCTTTTGTCGGCGCCTTCGGTGAGGACGCATCGGACAAAACCGGCGTACTGCTGGTTGAGGCAATTTCAACCCTGACTTACCAGGCGGCGATGGGTGCCCATGAGAAAGATGAAGTCACCATCGCCGAGGTATCGGCCCTCGCCCGTGCGGCGAAGGCCACCATGGAAGCGCGGACTATGAGCGTGAAAGAACGCCAGACCATTGAGAAAGCTGCCCGCGAAAGGCTGCTCCAGGAACAGGCGGCTGAGCTGGACAACGCCGTTAAGGCCAAGGGCATGACTGAGGATCAGGCTCTGTGGTGGCGTCAGAAGTTCTTGGGTGTGCGGCAATGAAGCCATCGTCCAGTACTGTCCGGGTTATCGAGTGGGACGAACTACCGCCCAGCGTTCGGCAGATCCCTGATGGTTACAACCCCATTGCCGAGGGCATCCTGATGGATCACCAGGTGGACTGGTTGAGCATCCGGGCTCAGATCAAGCTCTGTGAAAAGGGACGGCGGACAGGCATTACCTTCGCGGAAGCGCTGGATTCAGTGATCACTGCCGCATCGCAGAAAGCCGCAGGCGGCATGGATTGCTTTTACATCGGTGACACCAAGGAAAAAGGCTTGGAGTTCATCGGCTACTGCGCCAAGTTCAGCCGGGTGATGGCTGAAGCTCAGGCTTCCGGCGTCAGCGATATCGAGGAGTTTCTATTTGAGGATCAGGACGCAGCGGGCAACACTCGCCAGATCAATGCCTATCGAATTCGTTACGCGTCGGGTTTCAAAATCGTTGCCCTGTCGAGCAACCCTGCCAGCATCCGGGGCCTGCAGGGCAAGGTGATCATCGACGAAGCCGCGTTCCACCGTGACGTTTCCGCGGTACTCGACGCTGCCACCGCCTTGCTGATCTGGGGTGGTCGTATCGTGATCATCAGCTCCCACAACGGTAAAGCCAATCCGTTCAACCAGATGGTCAATGACATCCGGGACAAGCGCTATGGCGACAGTGCCGAGGTGTACACGGCAACTTTCGATGATGCCGTTGCCAATGGCTTGTATGAGCGCGTTTGCTACATGGCTGGTGAGGAGGCTACCGCCGAAGGCAAGGAAACCTGGTACAAGCAAATTCGCAACGCCTATGGCCCGCGTAAGGCGCAGATGCGCGAAGAGCTGGATGCAATTCCCCGCGACGGCAACGGCGTGTGCATCCCAGGTGTCTGGGTCGACGAAGCCATGCGCCCCGACCGTTCGGTACTGCGCCTGGCCTTGGATGCGGACTTTGTCCACCAAGCTCTGTATCGCCGTGAGGCGTTCGTTAACGATTGGATTGACCGCTATCTGGCGCCAGTAATCGCAGAGCTTGATCCTGAACTTCGCCACTTCCTGGGCATGGACTATGCCAGGCATCGCGACTTTTCAATCATCTGCCCTATGTCGGTCGATATGTCCCGGCACCGCGATGTGCCGTTCGTGATGGAAATGCACAAGGTTCCGACCCGTCAGCAACAGCAGATTCTATTTTATATCCTGCGCGGCCTGCCGCGCTTTGTCGGTGCTGCGTTGGATGCCACCGGTAGCGGCGAAACTCTCGCCGAAGACACAGCCGACGAATTTGGTCACAACCGGATTCACCAGGTGAAAATCAGCCGCACCTGGTACGGCGCCTGGATGCCAAAGTTCGTGCAGCTGTATGAAGACGGCGCCATCACCATGCCGCAGGACGACAATCTGCACCAGGACGTGCGCGCCATTGAAACGGTGGACGGCGTTCCAATGATCGTCAAAGCCCGCTCCCAAGACCTTAAAGACCCCGAGCTATACCGCCACGGCGACTTCGCAGGTGCAGGAGCGCTGGCTAACTTTGCGACTCTAGAAGTCACCTCCGGTCCAGTCAACGTGAAATCCCGCCGCCGTCGCCAGGGGCAACAAATTATTCAGGGGTACGCATGAACAAGACAGGTGTGTGGGTCAGCCCCACTGAATTCGTGCGCTTTGCAGAGCCCAAGCGCGATAAGGGGTTAACCGATCATATCGCCAGTCGTGGCCGCAGCTTTGATGCGCAGGCTCTGGGCATGTACCTGCCCAACCCCGACCCAATCCTTAAGGCTCAGGGCAAGGACATCAAGGTCTATCGGGATCTGCGCAGCTCCGCATTGGTCGGTGGCAACATCCGCCGCCGCAAGGCGTCTGTGCTGGCCCTGGAGCGGGGGCTCAAGCGAGGTGATGCACCAGTCAAGGTGGAACGATTCGTTCGCGAGTGGCTGGCCGATATCGACATGGACCGGGTCATCCGTGAGCTGCTCGACGCCTCGCTGTTTGGCTATCAACCCGTTGAGATTATGTGGCGCCCCGTCGGTATGTTCGTGCTGCCTGAGGATTTGCTGGGTAAGCCCGCCGAATGGTTCCTATATGACCAGGACAACAACCTTCGCTTCCGTGCGCGTGATGCGGGCATGACCGGCGAACTGTGTGACCCGCAACGCTTTGTGGTCGCCCGCCAGGATGCCACCTACATCAACCCGTATGGCTTCGCGGATCTGTCGATGTGCTTCTGGCCAGCCGTGTTTATGAAGGGCGGCTTGAAATTTTGGGTCCAGTTCACAGAGAAGTACGGCAGCCCCTGGGTAATCGGCAAACACTCACGCGGTGCGACCGATGGCGAAACAGACCTGCTGCTCGACAGTCTGGAGTCAATGGTCCAGGACGCCGTAGCGGTCATTCCTGATGATGCCAGCGTGCAGATCATCGAGGCCACAGGCAAGACCGGAAGCGCCGAGGTATATCGCGGTTTGCTTGAGTACTGCCGTAGCGAAATCAACGTGGCCATGCTCGGTCAAAACCAGACCACTGAAAAAGAGAGCAACCGCGCCAGTGCCCAAGCAGGCGCCGAGGTCACAAAGGATATCCGTGATGGGGACGCTGGGATCGTGGCTGCTGCATTGAACGCAGTCATCCGCCGTATCGTCGACATCAACTTCGGCGAGTCGGTCAAGGCTCCGGTGTATGAGCTGTGGGAACAAGAGGAGATCGATAAGCTCTTGGCCGAACGCGACAAGAGCCTCAGTGACTCCGGTGTTCAGTTCACTTCTCAGTACTGGAAGCGCAAATACAACTTGGTGGACGGAGATATCGTTGAAGCTGCACCACCAGCTACAGCTCCCGAGTTTGCCGAAGCAGCACTCAAGCCCATCCTTGACCAGGTCGCACTCGACCAGGCTATCGACGGTCTGCCAGCGCAGTTACTGCAGGAGCAAAGCGAACAGGCAGTGGCTCCGCTTATTGAGGCGCTGCAGCGTGGCCGATCTGACAGCGAAGCCCTCGGCCTGTTGGCCGAGGTGTACCCGCAGATGGACACCCAGGCGCTTGAGCAGACTCTGGCCCGCCTCATGTTTATCAGCGACATCTGGGGGCGTCTGAGTGCCAATGCGGATCGGGAGGACTGACATGGCTACCGCCCTGAAACCTGCCAACCCTGCTGACCTCAAAGCCATCTTCGGTCTTGAGCCGGAAAAAGCCGTGGCCTACCTGAAGTCCAAGGGCTATGCGATTACCTGGAACTGGCAGGAGATGCTCGACCAGGCCCACGATCAGGCGTTCACCGTAGCAAAGGCGATGCGCCTCGATCTGCTTTCGGATATTCGTGGCGCGCTGGAGACCGCGCTGCAGGACGGGCAAACGCTCAAGCAATTCATTGCCGCTTTGCAGCCGACGTTGGAAAGCCAAGGCTGGTGGGGACAGCAGGTGATCGTTGATAGCCAGGGTGTGGGAGAGCTGGTCCAGCTCGGCAGTCCGCGACGGCTCAAAACGATCTACCAGACCAATCTGCAGAGCGCCTACATGGCTGGCCGCAAGGCCAGTATGGAGGTGACCTCCGACACCCATCCTTTCTGGCGGTACGTCGCTATCTTGGACGGTAAAACCCGGCCAAGCCATCGGGCACTCAGTGGCCAGGTTTATCGTCATGATGATCCTGTTTGGTCGGCGATCTACCCGCCAAACGGTTTCAACTGCCGCTGCCGTGTGACGGCCATGTCGCAATCGGCGGTGACACGTAAGGGGTTGGCTATCGCTAGCAGCGACGGGAAAATGACCACTGCCACGGTCGAAACAGGTGCAGATAAGCGTACTGGTGAAATCCGAACTGCTCAGGTGACATCTGTACGCACAACCGATGCGGCAGGTAAAGCCATCACCTTCCGCACTGACCCAGGGTTTAACCATGCACCAGGTACTGGGCTGGCTGAAGTCCTGAAGCGTAAGCAAACCGACGCAGGAGCAATTAAATGATCACAGTTGAGCTGGATCACGACCGGTTACAGAACGCCCTGCGACGAGTGGAATGGGCCGTGGGAGATGTTGCGCCTTTGATGCGGGGAATCGCTGCTGAGTTGGCCAGCCAGACCGAAGAGAACTTTGAAGAAGAAGGTCGGCCTGACTGGAAGGATCTTTCGGATACCACAACTGAGCGTCGTGCAAAGAAAGGCAATTGGCCGGGTCAGATCCTGCAGATTAGTTCGGCGGGACTGGCGGCGTCGGTCACCAGCCATTCGGATAACAACGCTGCCCTGGTCGGTAGCAACAAACCCTACGCCGCGATGATGCACTTCGGCGGCACCAAGTCCGACTTCCCTTATCTGTGGGGCGATATTCCTGGACGGCCTTTCCTACCGATGGACACTGAGGGCCAGCTGCAGCCCGAAGCTGAGGAATCCATCCTTGAGTTGGCGATGCATCACATCGAAAAAGCCGCTCGCCTGTAAGCCCCTCAGAGGCGCTTACAGCTGCGCACTGCCCCGGTTCATCTAATCACCCACGTCAAAAACGTTGTAAACGCTTTATAAAGCCAGCCCGCGCAAGTATTGGCCTCTTGCGCGGGTGCGTCTTGCAGCTCTGCCGCCCAAAGCCATTCCGGCAACTCTTTAAACTCGATTAAAAGTCAGCAGCTGCTCAACAGCTCACTGTGCGCGCATCACCTCCACGCAGCGCACAGTTCATGAAACCACTGCACATCTTCAAGCCAGGTACGCACACCGCTATGAGCGGCGCCACTTTCGACTTTAGCGAGTCCGATCTGGCCGCCACGGTGAAAGCCTACGATCCCGCACTACACGAAGCCCCCCTGGTCATCGGCCACCCCAAGCACGATGCTCCGGCCGCTGGATGGGTCAAATCACTTTCGACCGCCGCTGACGGCCTGATCGCGGTACCGCATGAAGTCAATGTGGCGTTCGCGGAGCTGGTCGCCCAAAAAAGCTTCAAGAAAATATCCGCCTCCTTCTATCACCCTGACGCTGCCAACAACCCAGTCCCAGGCGTGTACTACTTGCGCCACGTTGGCTTCCTCGGCGCTCAACCTCCTGCGATCAAAGGGCTGCGTCCTATTGAGCTGGCCGAGGACGAAGAAGGCGTTGTCGAATTCGGCGAGTTCGGTGACAGCATTTCCGCTGGCATCTTCCGCCGCCTTCGGGAATGGCTGATTGCTCAGTTCGGCGCCGAAACCGCTGACCAGGTTGTTTCAGGTTGGGACGTGGAAAACCTGATTGGCGAATCCGTGCGCGAGGAATCTCGCCCCGCATTCAGCGAGCAAAAACCCAACCCCACCACAGAGGAACCTGCCGTGACTGACGCAGAGCGCATCGCCCTTGAAACGGAAAACAATCAACTCAAAACCCGCCTGGCCCAGATCCAGACTTCCGAGCGGCAGGCTGCCGCTGAGACCCGCCACAAGGCGAACTTAGCGTTCGCTGAGTCGCTGATTGGTGCAGGCAAGTTGATGCCTAAACACACGGCAGCCTTGGTCGCTGTGATGGACTTTGCCGAAGCCGGTGAAGCCCCGTTGGAGTTCGGCGAAGGCACCGACCGTAAGCCTGTCATCGACGGGCTCAAGAGCATATTCAATGACCTCCCCAAGCAAATCGACTTCGCCGAATCGGCGAGCAAAGGTCGCAAGGGTGCCGACAACGTGCCGGCCGATCTGGAGTTCGCTGAAAAACATACCGATCCAGACCGCCTGGATCTGCACCATCGCGCCTCAGCGCTGGCCGCAGAAAAATCCATTCCTTATGAGTCGGCGGTTCGCCAACTCATCAACCAATAACCAGGAGTCATCATGGTTGATCGTCTGAAGCAAATACGGGTCGTTGATCCGGTTCTTACCAGCCTGGCGCGTGGCTACCGCAATGCCCAGTTCATCGGTGAGGCTCTGTTTCCCATTGCCCTGATGGACAAGGAAGCGGGCACCATTCCGCTGTTCGGCAAAGAGGCCTTTGAGGTTTATGACACCGAGCGAGCGATCCGAGCCCAATCCAACATCATGACGCCTGATGATCTGGACGGGCTCGACGTCGTGCTGCGAGAGCATGACATTGCCTATCCCGTGGACTACCGGGAAAAGAACGAGTCGATGTTCGACGCGGAGTCGCGAGCGTCTCGCCGAGTGGTCAACGTTATCGACCTGCGCCGTGAAGTGACCTGCGCCAGGTTGGCACAGAGCCCCAACACTTACGCGGCAGGTTCCAAGGTAGTTCTGTCTGGCTCCAGCCAGTGGAGCAATGGCGGCGGCGATCCGATTGGTGCAATCGAGACGGGCAAGGAAGTGGTGCGCTCTCGCATCGGTATTCGCCCGAACACGTTGACCATGGGCGCTCCGGTTTATCAGTCGCTGAAGTTCCATCCCAAGTTGCAGGAAGCGTTGGGTAGCAACGAGCGCAAGCTGATCACCCTGGAACACCTGAAAGCGCTGTTCGGCGTTGAAAACATTTTCATCGGCGAAGCCCTGGCGGGTACTGGCGCTAGCGCTGACATCTGGAAGGACAGTCTGACCTTGGCTTATGTCGCTCGTCCAGCGAGCGGCACCCAGGCGGACTACGAGGAGCCGAGCTTCGGTTACACCTTGCGCCGCAAGGGCATGCCTGAAATCGACACCTATGACGGCTCGGGCGGCAAGGTGCGTTTCGTCCGTAACACCGACATCTACAAGCCAGTGGTTGTTGGCGCCGATGCTGGTTACCTGATCTCCGACACCAACGCTTGAGGTTCCCATGCCACCTAAAAGCAAACCGGAAGCCCAACAAGCCTCCGCTAAAACGGTTTTGGACAGCGCAGCCCAACAGCTCAATAGCGACGGGGCAGCGTCCCCAGACCTCGCACCAGGTGTTACGGGTTCTGTTGGTGGGCCGTCTTCCACCGATACGCCCGGCCCTTCGAATGTGGAAGCTCAGCAGACCAAGGGGGACGGGGCTCCGTCACCAGATCTAGTACCAGGTACTGCGGACGCTGGTAGCGGACAACTTTCTGCAACGGCGTTGGCATCTGTAACTGGACTGTCCTCCACCGATACACCCGGACTTTCGAGCGCTGACCAACCAACGTTCAATCGTTACAAAGTCACGGGCGTGTCATCCATTCAACATGACGGCACCTGGTACGAAGCTGGGGATGACATTTGCCTGACCGACCGTGATGCCCTTGGCCTGCTCGATGGCCGTTTCATTGTGCCTACCCAGGAGTTCTGACCATGAAAACCCAACAACCCGTACTTACCACCTCGGTAGTCGCCCTGGTTGATCTGCCGCGCTATCACTTCGCTGGCTTGGGCGGCGTCCTGTGCCCCGCTGGTGCCAAAGCCCTCGGTACGGTAGAGGCCAATACCGAAGCCGACAGCGTTGCGCCGGTCAACGTTCTGGGTATTTGCTTGATCACCAGCGGCGCCGCGTTTGCTGCAGGTGACCAGGTGGAATCCGACGCTAACGGTCGTGCTGTGAAACTCAACACAGGCGCGCCAAACGGTTGGGCCATGGATGCGTCGACAGCCTCCGGTGATGTTGTTCGCATCGTTCGCGGGATCTGAGGCCCACTATGCGCTACTGCACCCGTACTGATGTCAGCAATGCCATTCCTGAGCGCACGCTGATCCAGCTATCCAATGACGATCCGGCGGCTGAAGCTCCCAACGAGTTTGTCATCGAGGACGGTGTTCGCCAGGCTGAGGAGTTGGTCGACGGTTATCTACGTGGACGCTACAACTTGCCTCTTGATCCGGTGCCGACGGTGTTACGGGATGCAGCGGTATACCTGGCCCGGCACTGGCTTTATCAGCGCCGACCTGAGGGGATGGTCCCCGACGCGGTCAAGGACAGCCGCAAAGACACCATCAAGCTTTTGGAAAGCATTCGCGACGGCGTAGTCACCCTGGGTATGCCAACCGGTCAAGCTGCGCCAGAACCTGGTGAGATCAGGGTTCGTGCGCGCCGTCCTCAATTCGCGGATGACCGTTGGGAGCGTTACTAATGAGCCAGCCCAGGACAAAGACGCAAACCGAACAGCTGCTGGATGCATTTGTCACTCGGTTGAAAAAGGATTTTGACCGCGAGTTAGCCATCGAGCTTTTCCCCGAAAACCCGGCCCAATACCGGCTCAACCACGCGTGCGGCGCGATTCTCCTCGCCTACGGTAAGTCCACGTTCGGTGCGTCGGAGTCCACTGATGCGGTGTTCCAGGCACGCAATATGAGCTTTCAACTGACTTTGGTGTTTCGCCAGCTCCATGGCACCAACGGCGCGATCAGCTACCTGGACCGGATTCGTGAATGCCTGACCGGCTGGAAACCGCCTCATTGCGATATGACGTGTCGTCCAACCGCAGAGAACTTCATCGGCCAAGTGCAGGGGCTCTGGCAGTACGGCCTGAGCGTTGCCACTCGCGCAGTGCAACTACAAATCATGGGCCCTGAAAGCGGCCCGCTACTGACAGAAGTCCGCTTCGAGGAATACCCATGACACTGACCCAATACCGATACACCGGCCCACAAAGCTGCGCATCACTGCGCGTCGGTGACTCGCGTGAACTGCTGGACGTACAGCTGATTCCAGATAAACCAGTCGAGCTTCCAGCTGATCACGAATACACCCTGGTGTTGTTGGAGCTGAAGCACCTGGTGCCGCTGCCGACTACCGAAAAGAAAGGAGCAAAAGCCAATGCCAGCTAACTACCTTCACGGCATCGAGACCATCGAAGTCGAACGTGGCCCTCGGGCAATTCGCGTGGTCAAGTCCGCGGTCATTGCCTTGGTCGGTACCGCGCCAATTGGTCCGGTCAACGAACTGACGCTCTCGCAGACTGAGGTGGACGACGCCCAGTTTGGCCCAGACCTGGAAGGCTTCAGCATTGCGGACGCGCTTGCAGGCATTCACGCTTTCGGCGCCGGGACTGTGCTGGTGATCAACGTGCTTGATCCAGCGGTCCATCGCAGCAACGTCGTAGGCCAATCTCGCCAGTTCGCCGACAACGACCTGCTGCAGCTGCAACACGGCGCCTTGCAAACGCTGGCATTGAAGTCCGAAGACGGCACCAACACCTACGTGCTGGATACCGATTACTCAGTGAACATGTTGACCGGTCGTGTCACGCGATTGTCCTCAGGCGCTATTCCTGCAGCAGCCAAGGTCAAAGCTGACTACACCCACGCTGATCCGAGCAAGGTCACTCCGGCTGACATCATCGGTTCGGTCACCCTGGCCGGTCGACGTACGGGTCTAAAAGCGTTCCCGGACAGCTACAACTTGTTCGGTTTCTTCCCCAAGATCTTCATCGCTCCAGGGTTCAGTACTTTGAACTCGGTGAGCGTGGAGTTGATCGCCTCAGCAACGCAACTCGGTGGCGTTGCCTACATTGATGCCCCCATCGGCAGTACCGTGCAGCAGGTGATCGCGGGTCGCGGGCCACTCGGCGTGATTAACTTCAACACGAGCAGCGACCGGGCGCGTCTGTGCTACCCCCACGTGAAGGTCTATAACGCACGTACCAACAGTGATCGGCTGCAGCCTCTGTCTATTCGTGCCGCAGGTCTTCGGGCGAAGGTAGATAACGATAAGGGCTACTGGTGGTCCACCTCCAACCAGGAGCTGATTGGAGTCATCGGTCTGGAGAGACCATTGACGGCCCGGGTCGACGATCCGAACAGCGAAGTCAATCTGCTCAACGAAAACGGCGTGACAACCGTGTTCAATTCGTTCGGTACCGGACTGCGTCTTTGGGGCAACCGAACAGCGGCCTGGCCCACCGTCACCCACATGCGCAACTTCGAAAACGTGCGACGGACAAAGGACGTGGCCGACGAATCGATTCGCTACAGCTCGTTGCAGTTCGTTGACATGCCGATCACCAACTCGCTGATCGACAGCCTGACTGAGAGCGTCAACCAGTTCTTCCGCAAGCTGATCGGTGATGAGGCCCTGCTCGGTGGTGAGTGCTGGTATGACCCGACACGCAACCCGCAGACGGAGATCGAGCTGGGTCACCTGCTGCTCAACTACAAGCTCACTGTGCCGGTACCTTTTGAACGCGGCACCTTCGAAACAGAAATTACCGGGGAATACCTGGTCAAATTGGGAGCCGAATAAATGGCTGGCTTAAGCGCGCACCGGATCGCCAACGCGAATGTATACCTGGACGGCAATAGCTTCTTCGCCCGTTGCGAGGAGATCGACCTGGGTACGGTCAAGACCGTGATGTCTGACTTCCAAGGACTCGGCCTGGTCGGTCTGATTGAGTTGCCAGACGGCATCGACAAGCTGGAAGGCAAAATCGTTTGGAACAGCCTTTACTACGATGCGGCGAAGAAGCTGGCCACCCCGTTTAAAAGTGTGCAGCTGCAGTGTCGTTCGAACGTCCAGGTGTTCAATAGCGCGGGGCTGGTAGATGAGATCCCGCTGGTTACCATGATGACGGTGACCTTCAAGGAATACGCCCTAGGCAGCTACAAACCACGTGATCCGAGTAAGTTTGAAACGCCTTTCTCGGCCACGTACGTGCGCCAGCTGCTGAACGGTGAAGAAATCGTGCTGCTGGACTACCTGTCCAATATCTTCCGCGTTGGCGGTGAGGACCAGTTGTCCAAGTATCGGAAGAACATCGGTCAGGCGTAAGACCAAAAGGCATTTTGCTACCCAAAATGCCTTTATTAAGTCAGCCCACGTGTACGTGGCTGACTTACTATTCGCTCAAGGCGTTTGGTATGGCACCGTAGAGTTTCAGGGTTTGCAGCGTTGCAACGTAGTCTTTATTTCCAACCTTTCTGACAAAGCCTTCCGCCACTAGCCAGTCCAATGTGCCTTCCAGCAGCTTCTCTTCTGGAGTTTGGTTATAGAAGCCGCCAATGAAAGGGCTCGGAGACGAACTCGTTTCGTAGCTGCCTTTCGGAAGATCGAAGGTTTCAACGGTGAGTTCCAGCGGCAAGGGGCAAGCAGGTACTAGCATCTTGAGCACATCACGAACACACAAGTTAAAGGCTTCGGTGTAGTCGTCACTCATATCAGTTTCTCCTTCGGTAAATGAAAATATCGCAGGGGGCTTCTATGCCCTCTCAAATACTTTCTCTTTAAACTCGATTAAAAGCCAGCGCCACGGCCAGGCGCGACACTCAGGGCTCACATAGAGCAACCGATCATTCGATCAACCTGGAGTATCAAACGTGGCCGACCAAGTCAGTTTCACCCTCAAATACCCATTCAAATCAGGCGCGGGCGACCAGCTCAAATCCCTGCCTATCAAACGCCTAAAGCGCAAGGACATCAGTGCAGCCCAAGCGGTAGCCAAGAATGAAGGCGCCATGGAGGACATGCTGTGCGCCAAGATGCTCGGCATCACCCTCGAAGACCTGCTGGAATTTGATATCGCTGACTCTAAGTTAGCTACTGAGGTGTTGCGGGAAATGTCCAATGGCAGAGACATTGCTGAATTCCTGGGACGAAGCTCTGCTCCTTGTACTGAGGATGCAACCGTCTGAGATCGACGAGCTGGAGATGGAGCGGTACTGGTTTTGGGTTGATGTATGTCAGCGAGAGATCAACCGCCGGATCGAGCTTTCCGAGCAAATGGCCCGCTGATCAAAGCTACCAGGCCAACCAAAACTCCCGCCAGCAATGCGCCGCCCGCTGCGATAGGGGCGGCTGCCAGGGCCATCAATGGTAAGCCCAGGCAGAACGTTAGTACCGCCGCCCATAAGGGTAGGTTTACCAGGCAGAGCCAGGCAAGCCAGATCACACCGACGCCGATGGCCAGTGCATAAAGGGTTTTGGCGGTGAGCAGAGCGGCTTTTTCAAACATGCTTGCAGCGTAGCAAATTATGGCAAATGAAGTCCTGGTAGGTTTAAAGATCGGCGCCGTGGTGTCGGGCAGTCTGCACGCTGCGTTTGGATCGGCTAAGTCGACCGTACAGCAGCTGGGCCGCGCTACCGATGGTTTGACCACCAAGCAGAAGTTCATGGGTACGGAGCTGGCGGCGTCCATTGCCAGGGGCGGCACCGGTATCGAGCGGCTTCGCCGGCAATACGACCAGGTCGGGCGAACCATTGAGCAGCTCAAGACCAAGCAGGAGCGCCTCAATACCAGCATTGCCCGTGGCGAAACGCTGAAAAATAGACGTGGCGACCTTCGTGGCCAAGCCATGGAGACGATCGGTACTGGAGTCGCCTTGGGCGCCCCAGTAGTGCAGTCGATGCGTACGGCTATTGATTTCCAAGACCAGACTCGTGATATCGCCATTACAGGTGGCTTCGACGAGGCCGAGGAAAAGCGTCTTAGCGATGTAATGCGCGGTGCAGCGTTGAGGTGGAACCAAACTCAAACCGATGTGGCCAAGGGCACTGGCGTTTTGATCGCGGGCGGTATCTCAAACTCGAAGGACCTTGCGGCTTACGCTCCAGTAATGGCTAAGGCTGCAACCGCGACCCGCGCCAGCATGGACGATCTTGGCTCCGTCGCTATCGCTTTGAACGATAACCTGGGTATCGGGGCTGCTGGACTGGAACGTTCAATGAACATGTTGGCGTTTGCAGGGAAAAGCGGCCAGTTCGAACTAGCCGACATGGCCAAATGGTTGCCACAGTTAACACCGCAGTTTGCTGCATTGGGCGTTACGGGCGAACGGGCAGTCGCTGAAATTGGCGCCTCTCTACAGATAGCTCGTCGTGGTGCAGGTACCAACGATGAGGCAGCAAACAACTTCAAAAACTTCCTTTCGAAGATTACCGCTCCCGACTCGATAAAGGCTTTTGAAAAGGCGGGAATTGATCTTAAAAGCAGCATGAAAAACTTAGTCAGCGAAGGTCTCTCACCCGCTGAGGCCATGATCAAGATATTGACGGTACAACTCGGCAAAAAGGCGCCCGCAGCTGCCGCAGAATATGGAAAAGCGCTGGACCTTAAAGACGATCAGGAAAAGCAGGTCGCGCTGGCTCGATTGGATGAAGCATACAAACTCGGGGAGCTGTTTGTTGATCAGCAGGTACTTTCGTTTGTTCGTCCCGCCCTCGCAAACCAAAAAGACCTTGGCAGTATCAAAGCAGGTAGTAAGGATGCTGCAGACAAAGGAGTGCTGGATGAGGACTGGAATAAGCGAATGGGTAGCTCTAAGGAGCAGCTAAAAAGTTTAAAAACAAATCTCTCTGATATAGGTATTTCGGTAGGTAATGCGCTATTACCTGCCTTGGTGGATGTGACCAAAGCCTTGGTCCCGGTAATGGCATCGTTCTCCGCCTGGGCAACTGAAAACCCCGGCATCATCAAGGGGGTTGTCGGCCTTGTCGGTGGCCTGCTGCTGGGTAAATTGGCCTTTATCGGTCTCGCCTACGGCGCCAACCTGGTGATGTCGCCATTCGTGGCCATGTCCACCACTATCACCACGGTGTCTGCCAAATGGACTCTGCTACGCGGCATGTGGCAGATGGGCAAGTTCGCGCCCCTGGTCACCGGCCTTACCCGTATTGGCAGCGGGTTGCTCACGGTTGCTCGGTACAGTGGCCTGTTCTTACGCGGTGTCACCATGGCCCTCGGCGCACCGCTGATGATGGTGGCGCGTGGAGGTTTGTTCCTGGGCAAGATCCTCGGCGGGACATTGTTGTTCGGTCTGAAGCTCGCCGGGCAAGCCGTCCTCTGGTTGGGCCGAGCCTTACTAATGAACCCAATCGGCTTGTTGATCACCGGCATTGCCCTTGGTGCCTACTTAATCTATCGCTATTGGGAGCCCATCAAGGGCTTCTTCAGCGGCTTGTGGACTGAGATCAAAGCTGGCTTCAACGGCGGACTGTCCGGCATCACCGGTTTGATCCTGGATTTCTCTCCGCTCGGGCTTTTTTACCGTGCTTTTGCCGGCGTGATGAGCTACTTCGGGGTTGAGTTGCCAGGCAAGTTCAGTGAGTTTGGCGGGATGCTGGTGACGGGGCTGATCAATGGCATTGGCAACATGGCCAACTCTCTCAAAGACAGCGTGGTGGGTATTGGCTCGTCTGTTAAAGGCTGGTTCACCGAGACTCTGGGCATCCAGTCGCCGAGCCGGGTGTTCATGGGGTATGGCGCCAACATCAGTGAAGGCGCGGCCCTTGGCATTACCGCTCAATCTAACCTGGTGCGCAAGGCGGCGCTGGGCATGGCTGGCCAATCGAAGGTCGACATGCTGCCGCCCAATCCGGCTGACGTGTCCAGGGCAAGCCTGATGGGAGGCTTCCCAAGCGCGGGACAAGGCATGGCACCTGGTGCGAGTGCGCAGCCGACATACAACTTTTCTCCGAAGATCACCGTGTCCGGTGGGTCGGATGTACGCGACCAGGTAGGACAGGCTCTGCAGGCAGGTTATGCCGACTGGGTAAAATTCATGGAGCGCTACAATCACGATAAGCGTCGCCGCAGCTACGGCTCACCTGATGAAGGGTTCGCCTGATGTTTGCGATCCTTGGCGATATCGAATTCACCGTGGCAGGCGGCATCAGTGGCCTGGAGCAAAGCGGCAATGCCGACTGGGCAGAGCATGCACGCATCCAGGGCAAGCCTTTGTTGGAATGGATAGGAGAAGGGCTGGACACCTGCAACTTGACCATCGAGCTACATCCAATCCTGGGTGACCCCGAAGAGCGCTTGCGGGCACTGCGCCAGGCCAAGAGCAAGCATGAGCCACTGGCATTCGTAATGGGCAGCGGCGAGTACTTGGGCGCCTACGTCATCACCGACATCAGTAACACGATGCGACGTGGAACTGCTGTGGGCCAAATAGCCGCCGCAACGGTCCAGGTCAGTCTGAAGGAGTACACCGGAGCCTTTAACCGCAAAGTACTCCGACCGGGACTGCTTGATCCGGCTTTGAGTGGAACATCTGCAGCAGCCATGGGATCGCCGGGGCTGATTTCTAAATTGACTCCGCCTGCCAGCCCAACGCAGATGGCTGTTGCTCATGCGAAAACGGTGGGGAACGTCTTGCGTGCGGGTAAGAACGTGTACGACTCCGTCAAAAGTGGCAGCCCGTCCATGATCCTGGGACAGGTGCCGCAACTGTTGAGCGTCACTGCCAGAGCCATAGAGCCGCTCCAGGGTTTCAAGCTCGCAGCTGGCTTGCTTGATGATGGCGCCGACCTATCCCGCTTGAGCGATGATGTGTTGGGCAGCGTGATGGGCTCTCGGTCGAGTCTCAACCCAGTGGACCTAGACAACATCGCCGGCCGCTTCGCCAGCTCCCGAGAGTCCCTTGGGCAGGCGGCGACCATCCTGAACAGCGCCAGCATTCGCCTTGCAGGCTTGGCAGCAAAAGTCCTGACCCGGAGAGCTTGATGTTCATCACTCACGTTACCACCGAGGGAGAGCGCTGGGATCAGTTAGCCTGGCGTTACTACGGAGACGCCCATCGCTACTTGCCCATAGTCGAAGCAAACACCCATGTGCCCATCACCGCTGCGCTCCCCGCCGGACTGACGCTGGCCATCCCTATGCTGGAACCCGTGACGTCGACCGAGGATCTACCACCATGGATGCGTTGATTCCCGAACTGGTACCCGAGGCGCGCTTTGTGCTGACCTACCAGCAGCGCAACATCACCCGCGATATCAGCAAGCACTTGCTGTCGTTGACCTACTCGGATTTCCTGACGGGCGAGGCGGATAGCCTGGAGGTGGAACTGGAGGACACCGAGGGCAAGTGGCGGGACGCCTGGTATCCGGGTCACGGCGACACCTTGAAGCTGTCTATCGGATGGGAGGGCAAGCCGCTAAGGGCGGTGGGCAGCTTTGAAATCGACGAAGTTGAATTGAACTGCCCGCCATCTACCATCAGCATTCGCGCCCTAGGTGCCGGCATTCAAACCGCAATGCGCACCACTGAACATAAAGCCTACGAAAATATGACTTTGGACGCGGTCGCCAAACAGATTGCCACCCGACAGGGGTTGGAGCTGGTCGGTCGTATCGAACCCATCAAACTCGACCGCCTGACTCAACAGGAATCGGACCTGGCCTTCCTCCGAAACCTGGCTGGCGAGTACGACTATGCCTTCAAGGTAACCGGCAAACGCATGGTATTTCACGCGATCAGCGAACTGGCCAAGGGCGTGCCGGTGGCCAGTTTGAACTTGAATAACCTCGCCAGCGTGCGACTGCGTGACCAGATCACTGTTGTGCCTAAAGCCGTTGAGGTGAAGCACAAAGACCCAGCCAAAAAACAACTGATCGCTTACAAAATGGTGAATGGCGAAACCGTTGCAGTGCCGAGCAGCTCCAGCAAGACCACAACCAGTGCCGATACTAAGAAGCACCGCAAGCGCAGTTCCTCTGCAGAAGTCGCCAAGGCTAAGGCCAAAGCTGACATGGCTAAAGCCAACCGCGAACGTACCACAGGTGGTTGGAGCTGTATGGGACGACCCGATCTTGTGAGTGGCAACGTGGTTACGTTGATCGCAGCCGGCAAACTCGGCGGGAGTTACCTGATCACAGCCTCGCATCACCGTGTAAGCCGTAGCGGCTACACCGTGGACAAAGAGGTTTGCCGCATTTCGGCGCCCTCGATCAATCTGTCCCTGACCAACACCAAGCCTGACCTGGCGTTGTCGACCTATGGTATCCAGCATGAAGTGGTGGCGTGATGGGCATTGAGCTTGAATACGGTGAAGTCAGCGCCGTGGACTATCCGACCTGCCGCGTGCGCGTCCGCTTAGATGACCGTGATGGCATTGAGAGCTACTGGCTCCACGTGCCCCAACGCAACACACAAGGCACGCAACGCCGACCACTTATGCCTGAACTGGGTGAACAGGTGGCGGTACTGCTCGATGCCGACGGTGTAGGTGGTGTTTACCTGGGCGGCATCTACTCGACTGCCGAGCCACCGCCAGTCGTAGATGAACATACTGATTATGTCCGCTTCAGTGACGGGACGGTTTCAACCTATGACCGCGCTGCGGGGATCATGACACTGGACTGTGTTGGGGCACTACTTGTGAAGTGTGGACGTAACGTCACGGTTGAAGCCGGGGAGCCAGTAGTAGTTAAAGCCCCCTCGGCGACCTTGAATATCCAGGAGGTCACCTTGAACGGAAACCTGAAGATGAAAGGTAACCTGCAGATTGACGGCAACATCGAAGCCACGGGTAAGATCATGGATGCAGGTGGCAACTCAAGCAATCATCGCCACTAATCAAGATCTCGCCGCTTATTTTCAGGCGTTAGTGCGCGAATTGCTTCCAGCTCCTTTTCTTCGGTGATGCAATGGCGAACCGCAATGTTCAGCAGGGTAAAAAGCGCCAATGCGACGTCAGGGGTTTCATTTAGATTCACTGTTCCTGGATGCACCGACTCATTGCCGAAGATTCTGATGGTGTCAAACGCTTTCAAAACTCTGTTAGGCAGACCCAAAGGGACTAATTCTCCAATTAGCTGGTGAATGTTGCCTTCTTTACCCAGCAATTGCTGGCAGAGTTTTTGTACGCAGAGCCTTAATAAGGCCGCCGCTGCACGTGGCGAGTGATTAAAAACCTGCCTTGCTTCCTCAAAGTCGATCTTAACGTCAGCCGGCATATCCTCTTCTGGAATGGGCGCCACAGATGAAAATGGATAGATCATCCGCCCGCTCATATGGCGTTTCCAGATAGGGCTGATTTCTCCAAGGGGGAGCCAGTACGTGAACTCGTTGCATGTACATCTAGCGGCGAAGATCAGGGTAGTTTGGTTCATGCCCAAGTGATGCCAGCTCATATGTGAAAGAGCCGAACAGTGAGGGCAATTGAAAAGCTCTTTGAAGAATGCAGGAGCCACGTAGCTCATTAGGGAGGCCTTCCATGTTTTTTTTGACTATAAAGAAATTCGCTAACCCCTTCACCTCTTTAAACTCGATTAAAAGCCGCATCCCGCCGGTTTATTCATTATGGGCGCATGACGACGCCCACTCCCTACACCAGTATCACCGCCGCCCACTGGCAGCCTGCTCTCGGAACATCCGGTGAGGTAGTCGAGGGCCTGCGCGACATCGACCAGGCTATCCGCATCATCCTGACCACGCCAAAGGGCAGTGATGCCCACCGGCCCGACTTCGGTAGCGACCTACATCTATATATAGACTGGCCCACCAACCGGGTCACCCCGCACCTGGTGCGCGAATCGGTTGACGCCATACGCCGCTGGGAAACCCGTGTTTCCGTTGTCCAGGTGCAAGTCAGCATCGACGACGAACACGTAACGGTGCGCGTGCAATGGCGTGTAGCCGGTGGCGTCCCTCAGTTGACCGAGGTGCCGTATGCGCGAGCTGCCTAAGCCCGAATTCGTCAAGATCGATCCTGCGGCTACAGAGGCCGAGATTATTGCCAGCTACGAAAAAGAGACCGGCAAGTCTTTGTTCCCCGCACAGATCGAGCGCTTATTCCTCAACCAGGTGGCTTATTCAGAAACACGGATCAAGGCTGCGATCCAGAACGCTGGTGAGAAGCTCCTCGTGCGATACAGCAGCGGCCCGATCCTTGACTACCTGGGCGACCTGGTTGGTACGCCACGCTTGCTAGCCGTTGGTGCGGTTTGCACCATCCAGTTCGATGTCGTCGAGGGGCAGTCGCAGGACCGTTTGATCCCTGCCAATACCCGCGTCACGACTCAAAATGGCGCCGTGGCGTTTCTTACCCGTCAAGAAGCGATCTTGAAAGCGGGGGCGCTTACGGTACAGATGCGGGCCGTCTGCGAGACACCCGGCGTTATCGGCAACGGCTGGGCTATCGGTCAGATCAACACATTGGTCGGGCAGCCGTTCGCAAGGCTGACTGCCAGCAACGTCAGCGTACCTGTCGACGGCGCTGAAGATGAGACGGACCCTCACTACTCAGAACGAATTATTCTTGCCCCTGAAGCCTACACAACCGCGGGCAGTGAGGGCGCCTATCGCTATCACGCGCTATCGGTCCACCAGTCCATTATTGATGTGGCGGTACGCGGCCCCGAGGACGGTTTGCCGGATGGCGAAGTGGCTATACACCCGCTCACTGAAACGGGTATGCCAACGGCGAACCTTCTTGAGCAGATCGAGCACTACCTGACCGGCGAAAAACTGCGCCCTCTGTGTGACACCGTGCGAGCGCAGATGCCAGAACATATCGACTGGCGTATCAAGTCGCACATCACGCTGTATGCCTGGGCCGAAAGAGAACCCACCCTCGCCGCAGCGCGCAAGGCCGCCAAGGACTATGCCCAGGAACTGCGCGCCAAGCTGGGCCTCGACATCGTGCCTGAGCAGCTCAACGCCAGACTGCAGGTCTCGGGCGTCTATCGCTCTGTCCTGGAGCTACCGGCTGTACCACTGGCATTAGGCCGACACGGCTGGGCTGACTGCTCCGACATCGAGATCCTCTACGCGGGGGTCGCTGATGGCTGACCTAACCTTACCGCCCGCGCTGGCGGGTGATGAACGCTTTGCACTGCTATGTAAGTTGCTTGAGGAGCGTCATGCAGGCATTGATCTGACGCCGATGCTGGTCTATCTCCTTGACCTGGTGAAAGCGCCTCTACTGCCCGTATTGGCCGATCAGTTCAGCTTGCTCGATGAGGCCGCGTGGTTGCTCGCCGAGTCCGAAGATGCCCGCAGGAACCTGCTCAAAAACGCAGTAGAGCTGCACCGATACAAGGGCACGCCCTGGGCGATTCGGGAAATCATCCGTTTGCTGGGCTTTGGTGAAGTCCAGCTGCAGGAGGGCCTCGGCGGCCGTACCTTTGACGGCAGCATTAACTTCAACGGGCTCTACGTATACGGCGCTCCCCGCGCCTGGGCAGCGTATCGCGTGATCTTCGCAGAGCCCATTACCAACGACCAGGCGGATCTGATCCGCCGCATGTTGTCCACCATCGCGCCTAAAAGGTGCCGCCTTGCCTCGCTTGAATATCAAGCCGTGGCCATCCGCTACAACGGCACCGCTCGTTATGACGGGCTGTATAACCATGGGAGCAGTGTTTGATGGCTAATTTGCCGGAAACAGAAGATTTTGCAGCAGGAACTTATCAGATCGAAACGTCTGACCGAGTGCTTGGTGGGCCTGGTGGCATCGCCAACAAACAGGCTGAGCAACTAGGGAATCGTACGGCTTGGCTAAAAGCCGCGCTCACGAAGATTCTTGACGGAGTTACAGCTGTAGGCAAGGCCACTCAGTTAGCAACCGCCCGCACCCTCCGGTTCAAAGGTGCCGTCAGTGGCTCTGGTACCTACGATGGGAGCGTCGACACCGAAATCACGTTGACTTTGACCGATAGTGGACTCGCTCCCGGTGCTTATACGCGGCCAGTCTTTAATGTGAAGGGAATAGCAATAGGTGGAACCAACCCCACCACGTTAGCTGGGTACGGCATTACCGACGCGATTCCAAACATCAACCCGTTACCGGGCGAAAGCCTTGATCTGCACGGTGGTCCTTACGCTTTTGTTACGGCCATTAGCGAGTCCTCTGTTTGCCAGAACTGCTACTACTCCGGCAATACCTGGTTACGCCATGACATCGGCAAACCCGCGATCTGCATCACAGTAGATGGGGGGCAGTTCTATGTACGACGGGCGGCGGCGGGCCAAAACCCAATCAATTGGCAGACGATGTCACCCGTCTGGGACGCGAGCAATGCGAAGTTTTCTGGGTTGTTGGAGCGTCCGACAACACTAGCGGGCTACAGCATTAGTGATGCATTTACCAGAGCGGAAACTAACGCGAACATTGACGCAGCCATTGCTAGGTTGATCGGTGCGGCACCTGGTGCTGTGGATACCATTGAGGAGCTTGCTCGCGCTCTCAACAACAATCCCAACTTCGCTACTGACGTAATCAATGGCCTGGCTACGAAGGCGAATAAAGCAACGACCTTGCAGGGCTATGGCATCACCGACGCACTCCAAAATGTCAATCCACTGCCCGGTGGCAGCATTGACATACACGGTACTGCCTATGGGTTTCTGACTGCGCAAAGCGAAGCGTCTCTCTGCCAGAACTGCTACTGGAATGGCAACGTGTGGATGCGTCATAACACGTCAGCTCCAGCGGTTAGCATTACGGCTGACAATGGACGAGTGATTGTTCGTAAAGCGGCGGCAGGTGCAAACCCGATTGCCTGGGGAACAGTCAGAGAGCTATGGGACAGTGGGAGTGCGACGTTTCCGGGCCTGTTGAACAAACCTACGACGATTGATGGCTATGGAATTACTGATGCCATCAAAAATGTTAATCCACTACCCGGTGGCAGCATTGACATACATGGGGCCGCTTTTGGGTTTCTGACTGCGCAAAGCGAAGCATCTCTCTGCCAGAACTGCTACTGGAATGGCAACGCGTGGATGCGTCATAACACGTCAGCTCCAGCAGTTAGCATTACGGCTGACAATGGACGAGTGACAGTTCGCAAGGCACCGGCAGGTGCAAATCCGATTGCCTGGGGAGCAGTCAGGGAGCTGTGGGACAGTGGGAATGCGACTTTTGCGAACCTGTCAGGCAAGCCCACGTCGATTGATGGCTATGGAATTACGGATGCCATCAAAAATATCAAT